TCGTGCGCCCAGTGAACAAGGATCGGAATCCCGTCCACCGTGACCTTCTTCCGGTCGATCTGGGCCAGGGACTTGCGAACCGTGGCGTACACGTCTCCGGCTTCCTTCATCGAGGTCGCGTAGACGTCCACGTCGAACCGTCCATCGCTCCAAGTCTTCTCGCGGCCTCCGAAAGTGCCGCCACCAGCGGAACGGATCACGACGACCTTGGCGGGCATCGAATCCACTTCTTCGAGCGGCAGTTCGTCGCCGTAGATGGCGTCCACAACGACGGTGCCGTCTGCGAGAAGTGCGGCACGAAGTGCGCCTACCGTGTCCACGTTACCACCTCAATCGGTTGCGGAGCTTGACGGCCAGCTTCGGGAACGTGGCGTCTGCGGCAGGTCGAAGGTACGGAACACGGCGCTCCAAGAACAGACCGTAGAAGCCCTGTCCTTTCGTCGCTCCGAACGTTCCGCGTATGACGCTGCCGACGTGCTCGATCGGTCCGACTTGGATCTGCGTCTCAAGGCCCGCAGCGCGGCGTTTCGTCCACCAGTGCGAACGCTTCGCCTCTTCCGCAGCTTCGTGCAGCGTCTCTTCGACGGCGAACCGTGCCTCGCTGATGACGTGCGAGGCGACTTCTTTGCCGTGGAAGGTGAAGCTCACGAGTTCACGCCCTGGAGAACGAGCTCAACGCGGTCGGTGAACACAAGAACGGCCTCGATCAGCTGGTTGCCCTTGAAGACGTCGGCGTTCAGTCGGTCCTTGACGTTGCGGATCTGGTCCTTCTCGGTGACGTCCGTGCCCTTCGGCAGGATGAGCCGGCGTTGACCGAGAACGACGAACTCGCCAGGAGCAGCACCTCCGGGTCGGATGACGGCGTTCCCGCCGACTTCCCAACCGAGGCACTGAACGGCTGCCGCCAGCACCGTCCAGGTGGCTGAGCGACCGCCGTGCGAATCCGCTGCGCCGGTGTTCCGGTAAATGTCGCACTTGTGCCGGAAGGCGACTCTGCTCGCGATGGCGGTCACCGGAGCGTCACGCTACCGCTCTTGCGACGGAACCTCTCGACCAGGTCTTCCTCTTCGTCTTCTGTCAGCATCATGCCCGTGTCCGCGTAGGCGTACATCGCTCCGGCCACGTTCGCCTGTGTTGCGCCTTCCGGGTTGACCCAGACACGCGCTGCCGCTTCGACGGCCACGACCTTGGCCAGAGCGGGCACGACGGCGAACCCGTGCGTGTACGTGATCGTCAGCTGGTAAGCGGGACCGAACCAGCCACGTCCGGTGTCGAAGCTGTAGGTCGGGCCGGTGTAACGGATCAGGTCGTCGCCGTCCAGGAAGAAACCGGGCGTGACGATGGGCAGGTCAACGCCGATCGGCGAGCGAGCCACGACGGACGTGACGGAGACGCACGGACGCTCTGGAAGCCGAAGGCGGCTGTCCCAACTGCCGCGACGAACGTAGACGTCGTCGGTCACGAGGTCGATCTGCTGCCGAACAGCGGCACGAACCAGGTCGCTGGAAGTGTTCAGAAGGGTCGTCGCCCTTGTCTGCTCCGGGTTCGTCATCGTGATCCCGAGGCGAGCTTCCAGGTCGGAATAAGTTGCGAAAGCGGTCACTGAAGCTCCTCCGAGAGAAGACGCGCACGCTCGACGAGGTGCGCAGGGAAACGTTCTGCGAGCTCTGGCCAAGCCAGACGCTCGACGCCGTCGCCCGTTGAGTTGCGGACGCCAGCGTAGGGCGACACGCTGTCCCGCGTCTTGAAGTCAACGCAGACGGAACAGTCGCGAATCTTCAGGGGAGTTGCGTACCCGAGGCCGAAAGCGAGAGCGCGTTCTGAACCGCGCTGCGTCGTGGGAGGCATCGGCTGGAAGTTGCTTCCAGCGAGCGCTGACCGTGAAATCAGCCAAGGCAACGTCCCGAGTTGGTCGTTCAGCGTGGCGTGTTGCAAGACGCCACTTTCCAGGTCAACGAAGTCGAGGGACCGGAACGCAACGATCCCGTCCGGTACTTCGTCGAATGCGGAAGGGTGAAGCCAGTCATCCGAACCGGCGTACACGAACACGTCGGCGCCTTCGGACGCTGCGTAGCTGAACCCGGCGTTCCACTTCTTGCCCATCGTGTCGTTCGGGTGTTCAAGCCCGTCGAACCCGTGAGCACGAGCCAGGTCAAGGTTGTCGTCGTCGGCGACGAGGACAGCGTGGACCTCCCACCCGCGTGGAGCGAGTTCGTGGCGGAGCCAGTTCCACTCTTGCAGAACCAGCTCCGTGACCGCGAACCGCTGCCACGCAGGTGAGACGATCCAGGCTTTCACGCTAGGCGAGCGTGGGAGTGGCGAGCGCGAGCGCTGCCGGGTAGTTCACCTTCGCACCGTAGAGGTGGAGGCCACGGATGCCGTCCAGGAACCCTTCGGTCTGGAGCCGGAGCGCCTCGACCTCGTTGATCTGGTCCGCGTAGGTGGTCGCCATCGAGTGGCCACCGATGACCTGGAACGCGGAGCCGGAGAGCGGCACCGTGTTCGACTCGAACAGCTGGAAGCCAGCGATGCGGCCGACGTAGCCCGCACCGAGGTCGCCACCCGATCCGTTGTTCTGCGGGTTCTGGACGAACCGCGCATCCTGGAGCAGGTAGCCGGTTAGCTCGGGCGGGATGACTGCCCAGCGACCGTCCATCGGGACGTTTGCCTTGTTGAGCTTCGTGCGCATTGCCACGAAGATCTTCGAGTAAGCGTCCGCTGCGGCGACGGTCACGGAGACCGGGCCGACGTCGTTGCCGGTGCCGTTGACCGCCGTCAGCAACGCGCCGGACATGTACGTGTCCACGCGGGTGACGAGGTTGTAGGCAGCGCCCTGAGACGCCTTGGCGATGAACCCAGGCAGCGACTGCCGCTTGTCGATGTCGTCCACCGTGAAGGCGAAGTAATCGCTCTGGTCCACCGTCAGAAGGCGCTCGGCGTCCGTCAGGACGTCCCACGTGATGGGACCGCCCTTCGTGTACGCGCGGGCAGCGGGATCTGCGAAGGAAACGATGTGGACGGTGTCTCCGGCCTGGGAGATGTCGCCCTCGTAATCGCGGTTCGCAACCGCCGACCCGGCATACACCAACTGCGCGCGAAGGTTGGCCAGGATGTTCGCTGACCAGATCTTCGGCTGGAACTTGGTGATGGCCATGCTTGACCTTTCGGGTTGAGGCTAGAGCAAGCCCGAGAGACGACCTTCGTCGGTCGCCTTCTTGATCTGCTCTGCTGTCATGTTGGCGAGCTCCGCCTCGGAGACCTGGTTGTCTGCTCCGTTTCCGCGTGCTCCCTGATCCGCCTCTTTCGGCGTCTGCTTACCGACGAACTCCGGGTTGTCGGCGATGAAGGCTTCGACAGCCTCCTTCGCTCCGCTGACCTCGCCGTCGTCTCCGACGGTCAGCCCGTTCTTGTCCAGAGCACGGAACAGAAGTTCCGGCTTCTTGACCTGCGCAGCTGCGGCTTCGCTCAGCACGGCAGCCTTGAGCATGCGCTCGTTCGCCTTCGCGAGCACTTCGGCCGACTGCTTCTCGGCCTTCTCGCGAGCGACTTGCGCCTTCTCCAGCTCCGACTGGTTCGCAGCCTCGATCTCGTCGAGCTTCGCGGCCTTCGCCTTGAGCTCGTCGTGGTCGGAGAACTTCTCACGCTCACGCGCCAGGCGGTTCTGAACGACCTTGTCCAGCTCGTCCTGGGTGAACGTCTTCGAAGAGGCCTCGGCCTCGATCTTCTCCGGCGGGTTCGTCTCCGCCTCGGTCTTGCCGTCGTTCTCTGTTGCTGTGGCCTCTTCGGCCATGTTGCCCTCCTTCGGAGTGTCCGGCTTCAGGAGCCGTCCCTATCTGACGCCCCACCAGCGACGTGGCGGAACGTGCGTCAGGTTGACGTGGTGGTGCTCGCTTCCAGCGGGGTACGGGCGACGAACGCCACACCCGTGTCGGCGCAGCGCCGCCATGAAGCGGTCAACGTGCGCGTCGTCGATGTCAAGGCCTACCTGCCACCATTGAAGCTTGCCTCCAACGGGAACGTGCGGGTAGGCGACACCGTCACTTCGGAGCTCGTGCGTGCTCCGTCCAGGTGGGTTCGCAGGATTGAACCCAGGAAGTCGGCGAATCCAACCTTGGTACAGCTCGAACTGCGAACTGTGGCCGTAGCGGTGGAGCATCGCCTCCGCGTCCCGGCCTCGGTAACAGCTTTCGAGCGTGGCGCCGCTGTGCTCCAAGCAGATCCGAAGCAAGCGAGCCAAGCGACGTGGAACCGGAACGCCGTGAACGAAGACGTACTTCGACCGGATCACCGGTAGCTGCCCGTCTTCCAGAGCTTCATCTCGGCCTCGCGACGACGAAGAAGTCCGGGCAGGACGTGACCGCCGGCTCTGTCGTATTCCAAGATCGCCTTCTCGACGGCACGGTCACGACCGATCCGCTTACGGACGGCCTTGCCGATGTCGTGGCTCGGGTCGAAGATGCCGACGCCCAGGTTGAACGCGAACGAACAGAGGGCGTCGAACCGCGTCTGGCGAAGGATGCGTGGGCGAATC